AACTATTAAACGAAAAGTTCAGGGATTTTATCGAAAGCTCCTTTAGCTTTTTTGACGGCAAACTTTACGGGATTTTCTTTTTCAGCCTTAGCCAAGAAAGCATCCCAGCGCAATTCCCTTTCGGTCTTCACTGCCTCTACTACTTCTACTTCATTTTCTTTTGATTTTGCCATAAGGATATTATTTGTCTTTGCAGGCTTAGGGTGGAGAGAGGGTGGTGGCACTCCCCCCACTCAAAGCCCGCAAAGCGCGGGCTAGTAATTAGGCAAGCGTGATGTCTACGAACAAAGCGAGATGCGGAGTCCAAACTTTCGCACCGATAAGTCCGAACGCCACAACCTCCTGACCAAAGTAACCGGAACGCGGCTTCTCTTCATAACGCACACCGCGCGGTGAAGCGAATGTGGCTAATTTAGAGATACCGAACAAACGGTGACCGGAGTTGGTAGCAGAAAGCGTACCGAGAGAAGCCGTCACGAAAGTGCCGCTACGAACGACATAGATGTCGACACCCATATACTGCGCCATAAAGCCGTTATTAAGGGCGGCATCAGCATACGCGAAGCCCGAAGCAACCTGTGCCTGGGCAAAACCGACGAGGTCGGTATTCTCGATAACGAGGAACGGATTACCCGCAATACCGGATTGATAACCGGCAATCTTTGAAATCAAATTGGAACAAATTACCGGAACATTAGCGGCGGTTGTAAAGCCACCGGCTGGTGTCGTATATACACCAGTCGCGACATCAAGGATCTTGTTAAGAACGAACTGATCGATCTTGTAGTTAACAGAATAAATCAAGTCATCGAGGAAGTTCGCAGTGAGATCAAAGTTCGCTGTTCGCATCTCAAAATCATAGATATGAGTGGACGCATAAACTTCATCATTCACCGAGAGAGCATCATCGGTTACCGTCATCGCCGCCGGAGTATAGGTTCCGGTAACCGTCTGAATGGTGGCGGTCTGGTTAGTGATGTACGGATTTTCAATTGTCTTCAATTCCGAGCGATCAATGTTACAAATCTTTTCCGAAATAAGAGCGTTGCGAAGCGCAACCTCCAAATTGGAAGAGAAATACTTGTGACGCAAGGAATATGTGGAAAGAGTATTGGCCATTTTGGATTAATTAATGATAATCCACCATCTGGCCCAACCACCACGAGCTATCTTTTAGCTTTACGAGCCTGTCGTGCCATAAAGAGTTTTTGCAGACCTTCTGCATCGTCTGGCACTTCCCCAGTCGATTCAGCTTTTTCAAGCAAAGCCTCACCTGTTACTTTTGATACTCCCATTGAACCGCCTTTGACTTGAGTAGCCGAGGCAGTTTTACGCTCTTCTATTCTCGTAGCAATGATCGAACCGAGTGCTTTATCTTTTAGGGCTTCGGCGACGGGCTTGCCAAGTAGTTTTGCCACTCGGATCACCTCGTCAAAATCATCGGTGGAGACCTTATTCTCTATAAGAGCAAGGGTATCCTTAGCGGTGAGCGACTGATCTTTCGGAGATTCAACCACCTCCTTTTTATCGGTGGCTTTCTTCCTCCAGTGTTCTTTTTGAGCTTCGGCAGTGGCAAGTTTTTTCTTCAACTCATCCACGTCCTCGGCGGGAGTAGTCTCATCCGCTACTTCATCGGTTTGATTTTCGGTTGTCTCCGCATCGTCGTTAGAGTCGATGATCTCTGTGTCATTTTCATTCATAGTTTTGTCTATGTGAGTCATTTTTTAGAGGGGTTTAGTCCCCTTACTTATCTAATAATAACATATTTCAACGAACTATACAAATTATTTGGCACTATTCCTCGTTTCGCGCCATTTCTTTTGCGTTGCGGTTTCCTCGGTGGTGTTGGCGATAACCTTTAACTTCACAAGTCCGCCGAGAATAAACTTGATAACTTCCTGTCTAGCAAGGACAACCGACTTGACCTCCTCATTCGGCATCATCGAGTAATCGCGACCGATAAGCCAAATATCACTGCCCATTTCTTCCGGCGGGAGATCCTGATCTCCGACATACGGCAAAAGAATTTTACGCAACACACGCATTAACTGCGGGTTTCCCCTGAAGACACTCTGAATCAAAGTAATTTCATCTTTTGAAAGATAAGAATCTACTTCATAATTCAACAAATCCGATAAAGCTGCTTTTTCCATTTTTTATTTTTGATTAATTACTGGTAAACCACCACCGGCACCGACCGCCGGTGTTCCACCACCTGGCATTGCTGGTAATTGTGGTTGAGGAGGAGGGGTGGATGCGATTTGCATCGGCGAGATTCTGCCTGTTTCCGTAAGAATCGCATTGAATAACATTCGAGCATTTGGATCTTGAAGCACCATTGGATTCGAGGCAATAGTTTGTAACGATGTCGCCAATGTCTGCATAACTGCCTGTTTGTCGGTATTTTCTTTAGTGATTTCTACACGAACATTATCCCATTCAAAATCTGAAAAAAGATCTGCCCAAGTTTGCTTGTCCAATTCATCGGGTTTGAAAAATCGTTTATTCCCAGAAGTCGCAAGGTCTTGCTGAACACCTGCTTGTTGTTGTGTAGGATTAAATGGTGAAGGAGTTTGTTCGCTTAAAATAGCTCCTTTAGTTTTCTTGTTGAATCTCTTTATCGCTTCCTTGGGAATGTACATCGCATCTATTTCCTGGATACTCGTCGCATCAAGAATGGCTAGAATCTCGTCTTTGTTATCAAGTTGCTTTTTAAGATTAGGGATGATAAATCTCTTAATCATATCCTCCAAGGCCAATCCCTTATTTTCGGTCATTATTTCAAATAATGAACTCGCTTGTTCTCCAAGGTATGAGCCAAGGGCAAAGGGTGTACCGGAAGGCATCGTAGTCCCACGCAACGCTTCAGGAGTAGATGTTATCTCTTGAGCGACATTTCTCCACATCGATCCAAAGTTCTGCATCGCCGTAATATCGGGCTTGTCATTGGCGATACGAGTTAATGGCGCACCAATATCGTGGATAAAAATATCTCCCGTTTCAATCGCTGTAAGTACATTTCTTCCGACGAATTTAGAATCTGATGTTTGAAAAATGAGCTTAGAAGCAAGATCAAGAGTATCCTTCATATTCTTTACCGTATGATTCTGCATCCACTGGGCATCGAATAGATACTCTACCGCACCGATAGAAAGCGTACGCCCATCTTCCTCGATGAGATGCGTAAGCATATACGGATCTCGCGCTTCTTTGCCTTTATAAAGAGTATAATCGTTATAGCCATCCTTATCGCTTTTTACGAATGATATAACGTGCATCTGCTGGATGTATTTGATGTCTTTATTTTCCAACGATAAATCGGGTTCCTTATCAAGCAAACGAGAGTCCATTTCTCCGTGGACTTCGTAGAGTTCGATAAAATTATTTTGATTATCTTTTTTTCTACCGGAGATAGTATTGCGAGATTGTAACGCTGTGATAAGAGCGTCTATGGCTACTTGATCGTATTCTTTTATCTGCCCAAGTTGAGCGGGTGTTTTATAGAACTTTTCAATCCTCGGCAACGAATCAAAATCCACAGGATCGCAGATCATTCTATTCCACGGGATAACACTAGGCATAAGTTCACCGTCTTGTTCAACGAATTTCAAAACTGCCGAACCGTACTTAGCAAGACCCCTTCCCCAGCTATTGAGGAATTGTCCAAATCTATTTTTATCCATCCAATTCTGCAGAAGTACATTAGCGATAAAAGCCAAGATAGTGCTTCCGTTATTTTTAGGAAAGAATTTTATATTTTTACGGTCTAAGTCTGTCGCTCGATACCAAATATTTACCGCCGCCGAAACGATGTTAAAGAACGGCTTAGGACGACCCAAAGCATCTGTATCTCCTGTGATATGTTTAGAATTTAAATAAGCATCAATACGCTGGATGGTTTGATGCATACTCCAGTCAACATAGTCTCCAAGCTTTGTAGTTCCTTGCGTAAGATTTGACTCGGCATCTCTTACAATTTCACAAATATTTTTCAATTATTGTCGCCACCATCTTTAGCTTTATAATCCTCCTCGTGTTTAAATTCTTTAATTCTATAAATACCGCACTCGCAAGTCTGGATAAGATTAAAAGTCAAATACTTATCCGCATCGATGTGTACGGCTTTAGAAAACTCTGTAAAAAATGTCTGCCATTGGTGCTGATGTTCCATATCACTTAATTATACCATTATTTTTTTAGACAAGCAATTATCTTGCGTCATTCATCTGGACTCTATTCTGATTTCGACTAAATTGATTATTGATCGCTCTAGTAATTTGCGCCATTTTAACCGGATCTTCATTAAACGCCTCCTTCTTCAATTCAAACCACGCGCGCATTAAAAATGTATCGCCGACATCGGGGCTTTTTCCCAACTCCTGCTTCACATCTTCCTTTGGTCTTAATTGATTTTTGCCATCACTATCTATATCTTTTTGCCTTAAAATAGAAGTAAGTTCTTCAATGATTATATCACGATATTCTGGTACTTTTACAGCTAGTTTATGTTCATTGATAAGTTCTGCAAGTTTAAACCCGCATTGGCTTTTAATGTTTTTATAATTAGGTTTCGGAACTAAATTGTGTTGAAACTTGCTGGTTCTCTCTCGTATCTGTGAAGCTGCCGGCAGTGGAGAACTATTAGCAATAAATCCCTTAACTCCTGGCATACCATCAACTACCGCTCCACCGATGCCATCTTCGTCTATTAAGACATTAGACCACGGAATGCGCTCTGCGCTTGCCATATCTTTTGCTTTTTGTTTTGTGACTTCTGTGTCCTGTTTCTCAAATCTATCTATCCGGTAACATTCTAGCCCATCCCAAAAAGAAAAAATTGTTGCATCCCTACCAAGACGAGCGACATCAATGACTAAATATTTTTGCCCGTCTTTCGTTATCGTGTTTGAGAAGACATCGGTTAAAGCCTCGAAGTTTAAGAGCGAGTCTTGGTCTTCGTCATATTCCCAGTTACCTTCCCAAAGTCTTTGCCGACGAATTTTATCTTTTTCTTCACTAAGGGTTTTAAGATAATCTTGAGAATTGTAGACATTATCTGTTGGTAATGCCTGAATAAATCTTTTGTTGGCGGGAAGAGTGCCTGTTTTAAGCGGATCAACAAAATCTTTTTTCATCCATCCCTTTTTAGGATTTGCGGTAATTAAAAGTTTCTTTTTAAGTTTATACTCTTGATTTTTCCACCGGCCGATAGAAAGCCACAAATTAGCTCTAGCACTTTCGGGAACTTCGCCACCTTCCTCGATCCAACCTCGTGTCATTTGCATAGAACCAAAACGCTCGAAGAATGGATCAGACGGTTCTTCACGACAAGAAATCAAAAATACTTTTGAATCATTATAAAGCTTAAAGCAATTATCCTGTCCGTTAAAAACCGCATAATCACCAATTCTTAAATCCCATTTTTCAAAGACTTCGTGGATAGTCGGAATGGTGAACTTACGCAAATCGTTAAGTTCTTTGCGAGCGATAAAATAGTGGGTTTCAGGATAAATTAAAGCATCGCCGAATATTAAAGAACATCCTAAAAAACTTTTTCCGCCACCCTTGGCTCCGCCGTAGAGTATCTCGTCGACAGAATCGTCTATCCAAGCTTCGGCGGCTAAAAGTTGCTTCTCATTCTTAGTAGTAAATTTAATTTCCATCCCGAATTATCTGCATACCGGTTATAACAGTTTCGGTTTTAATAGCTCCGCCACCTTCACCCGCGTGTTCGTTAAGACGCGGAAGAATGGCAACAGACATTTTTTCGATAATGCGCTTTTTATATTCACTCCATTTCTCCACCCTCTTGTCCTCATTCAAAATAAGCAAAAGATCGGCAAGAGCCCTAGTTCTTACCTTGTTTGCAAGTTCACGATCTTGCATTGATTTCCCACCCTGCCCTGTTCCAATTCGTCTTGCCATAATGCGCTTTAAATTTGACTATTTCTTCTTCTTATTTTTTGACTT